TCCTCGATCTGATCTTCATCGACGTTGATCTCGATAACCGGAGCCCCAAGGTTACGAAGGCAGTAATCGATCAAAGACTGTCTTGAGTTTGGTGTCATATCATTATGTCCGTATGGTATTTCTACTATTTATAACAATATGAGTATCACCAAATGTTGATCAATAAGTGCACTCTATCTTTCTTATAATCTGAATTAATGGCAGTATGATAACCATTGTTTGCATGAAAAAGATATGAAGAACCGTCGTCAGGCAAGTGACTTGCTATACCGTCATCGGTTATAACAAAACTACCTGGCGAAGTGTAAACGGGAACATGTACTCGAACTTCTTGATCTTTATGCCATCCATAACAACTTTTAGCACTTATCTTTGCAATTCTATATCTTGTTACATTATATTCTTCTTTCAGAGTGTTATAAACGTGTTCTATCTCAGATCCTTCAAGTGTCGGATTAATGCAATTGAATTCCTCTTCGGTGAATCTACGAATAAGATTTCCGTTGTTATCAACCTTTGGATTGCGATTTTCGTCGAATTGTAATGGTGATCCTACGCCATCAAACCAGCAATCGTCTTTGAATTCGCGACGATGGACAAGAGAGATTTGCCCGTGTTTATACCCCACCATGTTAATGACATCGTCAACTTCGGTTTTCAGTTGTTCAATGTCAAAATGATGTGTAAGTTTTGAAAAAAAGTTTTTAGATATCATGAATTTTAATTATATTCTTGTCTTTTAAACTTTCCTCTGATCACATACTTGATAACATAAAAAAGAGGATCGAAATCTCGCCAGCCGTGTCCCAGATTCATAGTCGGTGAAGCGGGATCTGCATGATGATTATTATGAAGTTCTTCACCCAATGTCAGAGGTTTCAACCACCAAAGATTATACGAATCATCATCGGTTTTTTCTGAACGATATCCGCCGATTTTTTCCACACGTGGCGAATGAACGAGGGCTATAAGAATGCCGTTCACATGAAATTGCATAAGTGCGGGAACGGCCCATGCATAGATTACCAACATAGGATCTATGAAAAATAAAAGCGAGACGTACGCAGCGATGATAAGAAAATACCATTCATGTGTGAATTTCATGATTGGATCTTTCATCAACCTCATATACGTTTTAGCACCGAAATGAAGTTTTTTCTCATCGTACATTCCAAACCATGTTTTGAAAAAGTTTGGTTCAGGTTTATGAGGATCATTCTCACCATCGGAGTCAGAATGATGTTTGAGGTGTATAAGTGTATATCCTATTGTTGAACCCGTACATGAGATAGTAAAGAAAAAACTAAAGACGCACTCCCAAAAACGATTTGTCGAAAACGTGCGATGAACATAGTAACGATGAGTTCCAATTCCCGAACCAAATCCATGCATTAACCAAAACACAATTAAAGTTGTCAACCAATACTGCCAACTTGAAAAGAAAAAGGCAGGAATGAGTGCAAGGTGCAATAACCACTGTATTGTTTTAATTTTCTTATGATTTGGCGTTGTAAAGGCCTTTATTCTATCTAACATACGAAAAATCCTGTATAAACGATTAACACTATTTATTGTGTATTAACTCAATTAAAAACTGATCATAACTCACGGGTGTTGGACTCTCCTCTCTATACAAAATGTATTGAGGCACTCCGTTTAAAATGAT